CTTCGATAGCACCTGCAATGGGTGCCACCGCACGCCTTGCGGCCAACTCATATCGGAGATCCCTAGTCCAGTTGAAGCGGCCATATGGCCACAAATCATCTGGACCTTGGGAACCGACAAAAGAAGGCAGCTCAGACACCGGAGAATCGTACCAATTAAGTGCGAATCTACGGCTCCTGACGTAACGCTTCACTCTACCATGCCTGATAGAGATGGCGCCGTCTGCCCAATCACCTCTAGTGACAGAGACCAACAACCCGTTAGGATTGTAGATCCTGGCACGTAGGCCTCTTGGAACCCTTATGGTATCCTCAAGGAGAGAGATTGAACGAAGCTTCGGAACGGATGCATAATAATGCACCCCTCCACCGCGACGTTTTACTCTCAACCAAGGCCACCACTCGGGCACCTTGAAACCTGCGTCGTCAGATTCCCAGAAAGGAACCCCTAGAAAGGGGGCCTTCCTGAGCAGATACTGCAGCGAAGAACCGAGAGAGATCCCAGTTCTCGCGCTCCATCTGACTAGCTTGTTGAAGGCGACGTAAGTATCCTGCGAAGTGCTCAGGTGTTTAAGATAAACACCACGCACCATGTGACCTTGGAAAAAGTCACAACCACAGGACTCACGGAACGGTCCTCTATTAAAGGACTTCTCTGCGTTTACTCGAAAACCAAGAAGGTCTAAAACGTGGACGACACGATCGAACGCATCACTGCGAACGATTATATCATCCCCGAAAACAGACCAGTTGGGCTTCTCGCTGTTCACGCGCTTAAGGGGGATACCCTTTTCGGCGTAAACCGCAGATACGACGGCCGAGAACAGAAGTGTCTGCAAAGGAAACGTATAACCGTTCCCCATGGTAGACACCATGTTCAAGGTCAGCGCTGATCCATCCGGTAGCCTTGAAACGGGCGACCGGAGATACTTGAGGATAGAACTAAACCATTGCGGGAAAAGTTCGTCCACAAGCGTCAGGCTTATAGAGTCCGAAGCAGATTCTAGGTCGATTGTTGAGAAAGACTTAGATCCGTCCGAATCCATAGAACCTAACCGCGCCATATGCCGGTTAACATCAGCAACGTGCCGAAGATCGATTCCGAAGAATGATCTTAAGCGCTCGCGCACGATGTTACCCAACCCGAGCTGGTACCACATGTTCAATGTGGGCTCAGTACAGATTGTACGGCTTATGTCGATGTTCTTAGGCACACAGGAAAGGCGATTACCTTCGACTAACTTGGGACCATTACACTTAGCAAATCTGAGGCTTTCAGCCTCATGCCAAGACGTAAGGTTCGCGATGTTAGCCCTGTACTCCGCGTACAGAGGAAGACCAGTTGTGGTTAACTCTGAGGAGAACATCTTGGTATAGAAGTCTCCCCCTCGGCCAGCTACGCTAGCTCCTGGTCCGGTCTCACCAGATTCGAAAATCTGAGAGAACGAATCCACGAGCGGCATCCCTTCCGGGTGGAGGAAGCGTTCGAGACACGTTTTCACGTTCCCGATAACTTCTTCATCCCAGCTGGACGAGACCACAAGTTTATAAGTTCGCATCCGTTCATTAACGGCAAGGAACTTCTCAATAGCCTTGGCATCTGCCTTAGGGTTAGGGTCTTCAAATTTCTTGAAGACGCTCTCTAAGAGCATTGTTGCGGCTACCGAGCGCAAATTCGAGAACGGACTTTTTTTGTCCATAAACGAAATCTGCGAAAGGTCAGCTTGAAGGCAGGAAAAGAGAAAATGCCGATTAGGTGCGGACATACACTCTCTCCAATGGTGTCACTTAAGCGAAGTATCCCCTTAATAGAACGATGGAAGGTCCACCAAGCCAAAAACTTTGGCAAGGTAACCAGCCAGCGCAATAAGAAGGGTGTTTACCAAATCTCGTGCTGAGAACTTCTTGCCATTCATGGTCTAAAGACCATTCGTGATAAGAATAGTACCCAGCGCCGAGCTATCGGTGAACGCGATACCGAACAAAAGTGAACAGGCGGCACGAACGGATTCGGGGTCGGCTACGTCAGCACCGGCAGGCAAGGACATCGATAATTCGAAAAGTCCGACCTGACGAGGCTGCCCGGAGACGACTTCCAAACCCTTACGAACGTTCCATTTAAAAACGTTCTTCGGGACGCTGTTTAGACCTCCAGACGCATTCACGGGAGGCAGGCTCTTTGGAGCCGCTACCTTGAAAAACGTCGTGGTAAACGGATTGCTGAGGCTATTAACCTCAACTCCCGTTTGGGTCCCACCAAGAGCCGAGACATAGAACTGCTTCCCATGGGCAGCAGGGGCTACGTCAGCGACCAGAGTGTACGTCGGCGACGTCAGACCCACTTGTGGGCCTCCCGTAACCGGCGATGTTGGTGCGAAAGGCATATTGGTCCTTTCTCTAACAGGTTATAGTGTCCGTAAACGCGCCAGAGCCGCAACATTACACCATTTCCTCCAATTCTTCGACCCAGGTATTTCAAACCTGAGGCTAGGAACCAGAGAATCTGAGTAAGGTGTGCGGTTAATGTATTTACGGTCCCATTCGACTCGCGAAGGCGTGTAGTCAAACACTTTCCAGCTGAGACTTGCCGGGTAAGGCGGACTTGAAATTTCCTCAATCACGGCCTGTTCGGTTGAACGGGTCGAATGATTGCGGAAGGTCCGCGCTACCCAAGCAAGATCGCTGCGTGGAAAACTAACCGCCTCGATTATATCTCCTACATTGGAGAAATAATCGACTAAGAAGGAATATGGTATAGCCTCCCAGACAGCAGGTAAGAAGTCACGGGCTCTAACGCCCATTTCTTCAACTGCTGCACCTGTCGGGCTGTTTACCTCAACCTTCACAGCTCCGTAGAAGGTCACGTCATACTTGAGTTGCGTTTTCGTAACCCAAGTGATCGTAGGCCCAGAATGATTCCTGGAGGCGGAAGTAAAAGTGGGTGGGTCATCATTATCTGAAGTTCCGTAGAAACGTGCCAGAGGGGTGCGTGCCGCAAGGCGACGCAGTCCATGATACGCATCAACAGCATCAGACAATAATGGAGACCAACCAAAATTAGCTTCCAACCAAGAATCAGACAACGCTCTCTGCGCTGCTCGGGCTACATCTGGAGCGTCTCTTTCGAGACGTCTAAATGCTTCCTGAGTAGTTGGCGGAGTGCGTCTCCCGACAGCGCGTCGAACGCGCCTACGGGCATTCCCATGATAGGTATCGATAAGATTTCGAAACCCTTTAACGGGATTACGGAGACCTCGAATCGTGTCACGAAGTTCGGCGAGGAAGTTACCACCTCGAAAGTGGTTTTGCTTCGAACGCGCGTCCTTTATAGCACGAGAGAGGGCTTCATCGTGAGTCTTTGCATCCATAACGGTAGGTGCCGCAGGAGGCCTAGCCATCACACTCGTATGACCTTGAGAAAGATCACCGTAGTATGAATAGTAGACGAACCTTTGAACACCGCCTGCACACCATTTACCATGAAAGAGAGACCCAGGAGAATAGTTAAAACTAATCTGCTCGGCATCAAACATGGTAGTGGCGTTTAGACCGTGTGCAACCCTATGTCGCCAGTTCGGCATCTTTGCCTCGAAATTAACCACTTCTCCGATACCTTCGGTATCGTACGTCACAAAGGTCACTTCGTTAAGTGGCCAAGTGTAACATGCGACAGCTGGGGCATCTCGGAAGCGAGTTCTCGAGGAGTAAAGGCGCCTACTGAGAGTCGACATAGGACCTCCGAGTGGACACAGGACGAGAAGAAAAACTTTTCGCCCTTGGATTACGTAGCCTGTCGGCGTAGTGCTGTAACTCAGTAGAGACCTGATCTAGGTCAAAACTGCGGAATGCATTACACTTATGGCTACAAGAATGATGAGCCTTCTCCTCATCGAAGTACTCGAAAGATGTGACTTTCGTCCCATCAATCGTAATGCGGACGCGACGGAAGTCCCCGTAAAAGGGTTCGACCGGAACGCACGCAAAAACTACTATTTTCATAGTAAAGTACCTCTCTGAAGTTGGACTCATCAAACGGGAACCCCCGAAAGGGGCCGATTTGCACGTCAGGACCCCTGCAGACCTCCAGCAGGC